AGCTTGAAGAAGCCGGTGGTGGCACAACCGACTCCGGCGTGGGCAGCCGGGACGATGATGGTCTGGAGGCGAAGCTCCTGAACGTCTCCGAGAACGTCCGGTGTGGCAGACATGACGGACCGAACGAAGAGCGATCGGTCCAGGGGAGTGGGCGGGTGGCGAGAGCTCTGGCGGGCCTGGAAGCAGGCGGGTGAGCTTGAGGTCTAAAAGATTCACGCCGCAGGGTGCGGGCCCTGGGCATGGACTGTTCCTTTCAGCACGGGGGGAGGTCTCGTTGTCGCGCGGTAACGAGGTCGTGCCGCTGAGCGTGCAGTCTCTGCAGTTCCGAAAGTGTTGCAGTCTTCGGTGTGGGTGCGGGGGGAGGGCCGCAGACCTGTCTGGGACATTCTCCAGACTCCTCACGGTTGGGTGATCGGCTCAGGCAGCCTTGCCATGGGGGAGCGTTCAGAGGCACGCGGCAAGACACGCACGGAGGCCTGCCGTCCAGCAAGAGAGGCAGGAAGGGTTCCGCACTGACGCCCTCACGGGCGGGTCATTCTGGAGGGCTGGGGCAACCGCAGGGTGGCGGAAGGCACGGCACTTTGTTCTTCTTTGCCAGGCGGCAAGCTAGATCAGTGCGAAAGCGCGCTTAAAAGTGTGTAAAATAAGGAAAATCGGTCGAGTTGGGTTAAGCAAAGTGAAGTTGAGAGAAGGCAAGCGGGGGAAGAAAAGAGAAGAGAGAGAAGACCAAAACCTAAAAACACACGTTCGGGAAAAGTGGGCGCAAGGGGGCAGGGAGGTACTCCGAGAAAAGCTCGGGGTGCATGTGCTGGGCGGCACAGCGCGCAACGTCGACGGCCTCAGGGGAGTTGAGGTCGGCGTACTGCAGGAGGTCAAGGTAATTGACCCACTTGTCTTGGGCGGAGGGGTCGCGGCTCATCAAGATCATGGTGCGATAGTGAATGCCGGAAGCCGAGTAGGTGGGCTCCTCACCGCCGAGTTCAAAGCCCGAGAACTCGACGCGGCGGCCATTGTCGTTCTTGAACTCCCAAGGTGAGTCGGGAAAGTGTAGAGCGACACAATTGCGGTCCAGGGCGGCGTCGTCTCCGTTGATTGCGGCCGTGTCTTCCTCAGTCACTTGACAGACAAGTGAGGTGACCACGGCACGGCGCACGGAGTTGAGAGGCCAGGTGAAGCGGTCGCCGGAGTTCTGCATGGTGGCCATGACGCCATGCTGGGACTTGGAGGTGAGGCGGCGGGCGATGTAGGCTTCAACGTACTCGCGGGGAAACGCCGACCGGTGCATGACGTGGACGTCGAAGTTGAGCATGCCCGCGTCGCAACCGACGTCCCATCGGGTGACGTCGGAGGCGTAGGCGCCGTTGTCGAAACGCCAACGCGACTTGTACTGGGCAATGAACTCAGAGGGGGACATTCGCCGGTAGAACAAGAACTGCTTCGGGAAGGCGGGGATGATCTCGTTCTCTAGGAAGAGGGCGTAGGCCGCGTCAGTGAGGGTTGCCGAGATGTCGTACTCGTGGATGAGCTGGCCTGGGATGGCCTTGAGCTTGTGCCGCTTCTCGGCCTTCTTGATGACCTGGTTCTTGAGAGTGATTTTGATGTCGGACCCGGTGCGGTCGGGGTCATGGTCGTTGAGCTTGGCCATGACGGCCTGGACGGAGCGCTTGGAACAGTACTCGTCGACGGCACGGTCGACGTACTGCTCATGCTTTTCCGGGGACCACTTCGGCGGGGCAGGGATCAGGCGGTCGTACTCGTCGCGCATGTCGGTCCGCGGGCAGGCGGACATTCGGGCAAAGTTGGACTCGAAGGTGGCCGGTGACAGTCGGCTGCGAACGGACTCGAA